GACTTGACTTGCCCCCAGCCGCCCCAGCGGTGTGCTGGGGGCCTCTGTTATTCGGCCGCTTGTAGAGGCTTCTCCGCAGCTGCGAGCGCGCGAATCGGATCAGGCTCGTACTGGCTGAGGCCAGCCGCGAGTAGACGCTTCAGCAACCGCGCTGCCTCCGGCTTACGTTTGAACGCGGGACCCGCAGTGTCGTCGGCATCGAGCAACCAACACGGCGGAAATTCCTGGATCTCAAGGCGCAGGTTTTTGCTCTGACAAAGGTAGGCACAAAACTTCGCGGTATCCTGCCAGCTACACCCTCCTTTCCCGAGCTTCCAGCTGATTTGTTCGTCGCGGCCGGGATACGTGCGCGCCATTTCGATGCAGCGTTTAAGTGCGTCACGGTCAACGTCACTCAGCTTCGTCATGCGCCTCGAGCTCCGCTTGCTCGTAATACGACACTGCCGGCCGCACCCTTCGGGGATTGTTGGGCTGACGCGACTGCGGGGACAACCTTAGTCGCAGCGCAAGATCCTTCATGGTCCTGGTAGCCTCGCGCCAGCTCATCATCCAGCGCCCATTAGGCGGACTCTCGCGCAGCGCCTCTTTGATGGCGAGCTCGGCGAGCGCCGCGGCCTCGCAGAACTGGCAAAGCATGCTGAGGTCGGAGTCTCGGAAATGGTCGGGCTTCTCGCAAAGAACGATACGCGCAAACTCGACTTTCGCTGCCTCCGACAAGCCAGGCGGCGGGTGTAGTCGCTTTGGACCCGGGATCGGGAAAACCAGTGCGTCGGCAGCTTTTCGCGGCATGGGAAGCCCTCTGGAATCGCCAGTCTAAATCGTCGCGAACGCCGGCGAAATGATATTCTCGAAGGCGAGAAGGCTGGAAAAACGCGCCGATTCCTGCCGATAATATCAATGGGCTGCGGAATGCCAGCGGGACGCTGTAAAATGGTAGGCCCCTAATGCTTTTCGACAGGTAGCAGAACGCGCACGCCGCCGCGCCCCTGGATGGGGTCCATCTCTAAAAAAATGACTACGCCCCACCTTTTTGATTTCTTTGATGATTTCCTGTTCCCGTAGTCAGGCACGACACTATCCGAGGTTGGGTCGAGCCCAATGAAATCAATGGGTTAGGACCCTAGTACTTTTCCTGAGTAATATCAGGGACTTGGTTTTGAGAAAGGATCGAAACGCGACGAATATTCAGCAGCAGGCTCAGACGCTTACGAGGGCCAAAAACGATACCACTGATTTTCTAAAAGTAGCAAATTGTTCTACGTGGTTCGTTCGCCGGGTTGACGAGGACGCTTCCACCACGGCTCATCCTGCTGGCGCGGCTTAACGCTGCCCAAGTGCCGCGGCCATGTCGCGCTTGCGGGCGCCGCGCTGAGCCCCGCCGCCTGGTTGCGCGCGCCGCGTCGCTATTCTTGGGACGCATAACGTCAAACATCCAACCGCTCGGCAGTGTCACCACTTGTCCCTTAAGGGATGACGGGCGTGCCCTTAGATATAAAGAAAGAGAGATTCTCACTTCTTTGCTCACGCGCGCTAAGGGACAAGTGGTGACACTTCTCGTCTTTTGCGAGCATACGCGACCTACGTTGCGCATTGTGGTTGTACTACCTCCGCCACTCTCTGGCTGCATAGCTCCACTCGCGCGTCATTCGTTCTCTCCTTCTGCCTGGGGCTGCGCGATGGTTTCACGCCAGCGCCGCCGCTGTTCGATCTCCTGCTTCGCGCGTTCTTGGAAGCGGCGGTGAACCTCCGGGTTCACGTCCCAGCGCAATGGGTCCGTGGCGCGCCTTCTTGACGCCTCGGCGACCCACCCCGAGTGCGTCGAGCTGTTGGCAGATACCCTCGATCTCGTGGCGCTTAAGCCCACGCATCGTGCGGTCACCGCGTTGGATGACGCGGTTCGTCAGCCGCTCCACTTTGTCCGCCAGGATGAAACCGGCAACCGCTTGGCGCCGATTATGGTCGTCTGATAGGCCGTAGATGCTGGCGTAAAACGCGAGGGCGTGTCGCCCCAAGAACTGAGACAGGAAGTCCGCCACTCGGCGAGCGCACGCCGAGTCGATCTGAGGTGCTGCTGTGCCGTCGGGGTGCTCGATGCAGTGAAACAGCAGGCAGAGCCGGGCGAACATGCCATCATATTTTCCGATGTGAGCTGAGAGCTTCTTATTGATGATTTCGACCGTGGATGCTTCCTCATGGTGCTTGCGCGCCATCTCTTCTCGAATTTCGCGGGCGGCGCCCTCGAACGTCACGTCGCCAAGTGTAGGCGGCTGCATTTGGTGCAGGTCTTCCACCAGGCTTTCGTATTTCTCGACCGCGTCCGACAATTCTTCGTCACGATCGACCCCTGCTGGCCGCAGCATGATGGTGATGAGGCGCTGGATTAAACCGTCGTCTACTGTATCCGCGGCCAGCTTGCGCATCGGCTCGGGCTGGATACCACCGAGCACCGAGATTGACAGCCGCTCGATGTGCCCACTGCCGCGGCCGATACGGTCGAAGGTGTAAGCGTCGCCGTTGTAAGCCTGCAGCCAAAAGCCGCGGTCGTGGCCGCCACCGCGGACGCCGGCGTATTTGTCGATCGATCCGAAGAAGCCCGACAATTCGTCGCGGTAGTACATCACGCCGTCTGGGCTATCGCACAGGATTTCTTGCGTCGCTTCGACGGTGACGTCATTGATCATGATGCGGGTGTGCCGTGGCCGCGGCGACACGCGCTTGGTCTCCTTGTCCAGCGCATCCCACTCCGCCTTGGCGGTCCTGTAGGCGTGCCACAGTGCGGAGTCGATGCGCTTTAGTGGGCGTATGACTTGGCGCAATATCGGGGTCTTCTTGGTGCTCGGGTCGCCAACCAGCGCAACCCACAGCCGGGCCGATTCCACCCAGCCGCCATAGCGTTTGACGCGAAGCTGAATGTGATCAGGGATGGCGGCGGCGCACACCCCTAGCGCAGAGACGGCGAGACCGGCGGGGTCTACGCCCATGGCCTCACCCTGTTCGAAGGCGAAGTCTTCGATCACGGAGGGCAGCAGCCCGTGCGGTAAGCGTGGCGGCTCAAACGTGTTCCACAGGTCCACCGGCGTTGTTGCCGGTTCGGCGGGGATGGATCCAGGGGCGGGTTTGTTGGGCTTGTTGCCCGGCTTAGGGGGCGGATGCTTCTCGAGCCAGCTGTCGCACATCTCTTCAATAATGATTTGCTCGCGCGTGGGGTCGATGATCCGCCCGGAACGCGCAGCGGCGAGGGCGAGGGCGGCGAGACAACGCTCGACGACGGCTTCGTGCTTTTCACCGCGATTGAGCAACGCGGCGGTTGAGCGCAACAGCGTGTCGTGGGCGTTGCCGCCGCCGCCGGGGCCGAGGTAGACGATGTCGGCGAGCAGCTGCTCGACGTCGAGCGGGGTCGTTTCGGCATGGGCCGCAGCGAAGGCCAGGAACGGATTGTCGGGACTAGCACCATTGCCGGCCGCGGCCGGCTTTTTCTGGTGCAGTAGCGGCGTTGGCGTGGCGGCCACTTGCCGTTCGAGCTCTGCGTATTGATAGTGCAGATCGTCTCGCTTGCTGAGTATGTCGACCGGGTGCCGCTCGCCATTCTTGGAATTGGTCGTCCCTGGCAGCCGCATCAGCTGCGGGATCAGACAGGCCGCGGGGTCGCCACCGAGAAGCTCGGCGATTCGGCGCAGCAATTGTTTGTGGCGGGCGAGGTCCTCGGCCGAGACTGAGAGGGCGCTCTGCAGAAACCAGTAGAGGTGCAGGCCGTGGCCGGAATGGTGCACGCGGCTCGGCGGCCACGACAAGCTGACAATAACGCGTTCGATCTCCTCCGGTGTCTCTTCGACCTGGCTAAAATCAATATCGGTGTGGGCGCAGATGATCGCGGTGATCGTCGCTTCTGCGCGGCGCGTGGCCTTGTCCTTGATCGGGTTGACGCAGACGTAACAACCTTCGCCCGGTTGGTCGCGGCGACGAATGAAATTGGTGATCTCGGCCGAGCTGCGGGTGAGGATGTGCCGTTCTTCGGCTTTGCCCTCGGTCTTGATGTTGGGCAAGCTAGCAATGTAGGCGCGGCCGCTCTTGTGCGGCCCGAACATGGCGGCGACGAATTCGGCGGCGGGGTGCATCTTGGTGTCTCCCATACGCGCGCGAAGGGACGAACCCGATCTGCTGTGCTGCTCAGCAGATCGGATTCGATTGTGGTCATGGTCATAGTCACGCCGGCGACAGCAGTTTCAGCGACCTGCCGGTGTGCGCCATGACGGCGGCGAGGTAGGGTTCGGCCTTGACCCAACGCTTGATCGGCGTGAACAGGGGGAACTTGACCCGCCCGATAGCGCGGTCGGGGTGCAAGTAGGAATCCTGCCCAAGCGGAATGACGGGTATCTCGTCCGGATGCTGGCGGACGCGGCTGCCGTATTCACGACAGAGCGGGGCAATCGCACGGCGGCGACCGCCATCGCTCGAGGTCGTGAACGTGTAGATGACATCCGCGTCGACCGTGATCACCGGCAGATAAACGTTTTCCTGCCAGGGATCGCGCGGCTTGCCGTTGCTGTCGACGTCCCACAGTGACTGATCCAGATGGCCGAGCGTCGCGCGCGCAGGCGTGACGAAGCCGTCCAGCAGTAGTCCCATTTTGTGCTCGACCGGGAAATTGTCTTCCCAGCGAATCCAGCCGGCCATGATCCCGGGCATGAGTGCTACTACCTCCTGCACCGGGCATTCCTCGCCGTCGCGACCGATGAGGTAGTCACCTTTCGTGAACTTCAGGAGCGCGCCGAGCAGCATCGTGTTGTCGACGCGGTCTGCGTAGTCCTCGAAGGGGTTCTTGCCGGGTACGGCCGGCACCTTGTCATCATCGTTTTCCATCTGAAGGTTCCTTTTGTTGATGGTAGGAGCGTGCTTCGCGCACGCGGACATCGAGACGGTCGCCGGGGGAGGCGGCCACCTCGAATTCACTGACGCCAATGCCGGCGGCAGCCGCGGCCGCGCTCAGCGCTTTGACATCGAAACTCTGTCGACCCTTCACCGGGGTCCAGGTCACGGAGAAGTCGCTGCCGGCGACGCGGCGCAGCTGCTTGGCGCGCAGCCGTTCTTTGATTTCATGTTGGCTTGCGCGCAGTGCCGCCTCGGCCGCGTCGACGTCGGCCTGACGTGCCTTATAGGCGACGGCGAGTTCGCGCATTTCGGCGGCGAACTGTGGATCGACCTGACTGCCGCCGTTCGGGAGGGCGCGCCGCTCGATACCGCAGACGCGGGTGAATGGACAGTGCTCACATTCCTTGCCGCCGCTGATCCAGCCTTCTGGCGGTAGCTCGGAGGCCGCATTGGCGGTGAGCACCTTGGTGGCTCGCACCTTGGCGTTGGCGTAGACCTCTGGATCGAAGCCGACGACAAATTCAGTCGTGAGGTCCCAGAACGAGGCGTCGATATAGGTGAGAAGGACGAAATTGGGCTGATACTCGGTAGTGTCGCGTACAACGCCAAGCTGGACGATAGCTTGGTAGCGATGCTCGGGCTTGGGGGCGTCGAGCTTGACCCGGGGGTCGACCGACTTGGCCTCGAGTAGCAGGCAATCGGCGCCAATATCCGCAACACCGAGCGGCGCTAGAATATCGCGCGGAGCGTTGGTGAGCAGCGCGTCGGGGGTGGCCGAGATGAAGCCGCGTTTGAACTGTCGCTGGCGGTCGCCGATGAACTTTAGGCTGGTCCCGAAACGGGCGCGCAGCGCCGGCGCCCAGAAATGCTGTTCGATCATCTGGCCGCGCAGTGTCGCGCCCCAGGTATCGACGCGACCCGGATCACGCTCGGCGCCGTGCTTGGCAAACCACACCTTGCGGCTGCATTGGCCGATGTCGCTGGCGCCGACCGTGAAGGCGCGGTTATTGCTGGAGTCGCGGAGGCTCAGCGCGTAGTCGATGAGGGCCGATTTAGAAGTCGTCAGCATAGGCGACCTCCTCTTCGGTGGGGGTGTTCGGTGGCGAAAATGGTGCGGTCGGCTCCGCGGTGATCGGTTCGGTGGTCGGCTCCTCGAGCGGCGTTCCTGCCCAGTCCCGCCCGATCTTGAACTCGGCGCCGAGCGGAACGCGGAAGCCGTAGTGCTTCCCTGCCTCTATGGCGTGCCGGACCAACAGCTCGCCGACCTGCTCGGCGATCGCCGGTCGGCAGCAGACGACGAGCTCGTCATGGATCCACAGCGTGAAATAAGCGTCGCCGTCCGGTCCGTAGCGGAAGCGGGCGCAAAGCTCAGTGTACGCATCGACGAGCCAGCGCTTGCAGATGATGGCCTCGGACGCGGTGACGATGCGGTTGAGCGCCTTATAATCGGCGCCGGTCGGCACGCGGCGGCCGTCGAGCCC